CTACCATTCGGCGACTGTATAGAGCACTGTCGCACCTTTGACTTTTGCGTTATCAAAGTGTACAACCCCCTCAAATCGCCCGGCTTGGTAGCCGACAGCCGGATATAACTTATCATTAATATACGTCATGCCGGCTTTAATTTTGTGATTCTTTTCTAGGTCAATCTTGTAAACGTCTACTTTCTGCCGTTCTTCATTCGGCACTATTACAGTCCTATCGCTCTTTTCTGTGGCTACCTTTGGCAAGTCCGGAGCTTTTTGCTCTATCATTTTAGAGGTCAATTTTGCCGCCTGTGCCACGTTTGGAGCTTGCACGGTATAAGAGGCCACCGGCTCGCTCTTAGGCACGATTTGAGCGATTTTCTCGGCTTGTTTAGGCGTAACCTTAATAGCTTGTGCGAGTTCCGCCGGTTTAGTCATGGCGGATTGCTTAACAAGTACCGGTTTAGCCTTTTGACTATCGATATACCACGCCGATAATACCACAACTAAAACAACCGCCAACACACCGTACAAAATATAACTTATCCTTTTATCCATAATGCACCCCTTTCGGGTTATTACTGATAATCTGTGATTCCTCTAGCAATGGCACGGACTATCTTATCAAGTTGCGTATCTAATAGGCGTAAATCGTCCATGTTGTCGATAAATGCCATCTCGACTAATACGGCTACTGCATCAGTGTTGTTTAGGACATATAAATTATCCGTTTTACAACCACGATCTATTGTAGGCACGCTGCGGATAATCTGGGACTGGATAAAGTTGGCTAACCTCTGTCCATTAAATGACTTATAATACGTCTCTGTACCACGGGTCTGAGTATTAAATGCATTGCAATGCAGACTTACAAATAAGTCAGCGCCCCACTCATTACTCTCTGCACAAACCAACGCTAAACTATCATCTTGCAGTGTCCTAACTTCAAGACCTGCAGTCTGTAAATAGCCAGCTAACAGTTTACCTGCTTTAGCAACAATGTCACATTCACGGACTCCTGTTACCGGGTTGATAGCTCCACTATCATATACTCGGTCGTGGCCGGGGTTTATAAATACTTTCATAGTTTTACCTCCTATTAGGGTATAAAAAAAGCACTCTAAAGAGTGCTCTATTCTAAAATATATTTTATTATATTCTTTGCATCTTTCAAACTTCGAAAGCCTAATAAATGGGCCCTTTCTTCTGAGTCTCTACACAAACTAAATATTCCAGACTTTATATTTTTCCACCTATAATTAGGATTAATCGTATTAACCATATGAATTACTATACATAATACTATAGATAATCTATCAGTTGGATATGTTTGTTTTCCATCTCTCGATGTTCTTAGATATAAATATGACATCCATTTTTTGCGATATTTTGGCTTAGTTTTCAATTTTACATCAATTAAATTTCCGTTATGAGCACATATGTTTCTAATGAAACTCAAACATTTCATCCACGATAAAAATTCTTCCGATGTTGTATTATATTTAGCAGCTATATCTGATAATAAGCTAGAATTCAATAAATCTAATATTATAACTAGTTCCCCGAAAGTTAATAAATCAATTCCCAACCAAATAGTTGGAAACCCATCTTTATTTAAATTTTCTTTTCTAGAAAATTCTGGAGAATTTTGTCTTTTCATTGATTTAAGCAAACTAACTTTAAACTTATATTGCTTTTCTTCTACTTCGAATGATGAATACTTTTCTCTATGAACCCATTGATAAAATAATAAATAACCAAAAGGTCCATATTTTAATCCAAGTTTATGTGACAACTCAGTTTTTACTGAAACTTCTATCTTTTCTATTGCATGTAATAAATGAAGTCTTAAATTCTTATCCTGATAATATCGCATAAGAACTTCACTAAACTTTATTCCCTCATATGATACAAAAACTTTATTCTGTATCTTTTGCGTTTTAGCAAAAGGATGCGCAAATTCTTTTAGTTTATAGTAATTTATATGTTTCAGCTTTTCAATATCTTTATCTAAAACTTCCATGCCTCGCTGTTTAAACAAGTCTGCCAACGCTTCAAATGTCAACGGTTTCGGATATTCCATCATTTTCTCCTATAAAAAAACCCCTACGCTCAGAATAAATCTGCTCACTAGGAGAGGTAGGGGGATTGTCTTTATACATATATTATCATACTACAAATTAAAAGTAAAGTTTATTTAAATATAGGCGCACTTTATTTAAATATAGTTTTACCTCCTTATCTAATAATTAAGCCATTCTAGAAATTAGAGTGGCTTATTATCATTATCTTCTAACTTATCTGGTATTCCGTTGTGGTTTTTATCTATCCAAAGCGCTAAAAACCCTACGATAGCAGTAAGCACTGTTGGTATAAATATGTGATCTACAATCTTAATTCCGGTGTCAATAATACGGCCACTATCATCAGTCACTTTGCCGGCAGTAAATGCCATTACATAGGCCATAATAACCACAATTATAGGGATTAATAACACACCTATCAACGCCCTAGTGGCTAGAACGCCGGTAGGCTTAATATTAGCAATGCGTATATTGCTATATATGGCTTTTATTCTATTGACTAGCTTATTCATATACCACCCCTCACTCCAGATGCATTTTGCCGCAATGCTCTTGCATATCATCGAGACGTTTATGAACCGATTTTACAGCCTCTTCCAGTTTAGTAATACGATTATCCGCACTATGACTATCCTGACGCAACTGCTTAAATTCGACCTTAATATCATTTGTACTAGATTCAATATTATTCAACTTAACAGTAATTGAGGATAAAGCGGCTCTTTCAATCAGACCTAATATAATGGCTGCAATGCTGACTATTGCTAATAAATCTTGCCAATTCACTCTGCCACCTCTTTCTGTAGTTTAAGTAACTCCTCAACTGTCGCTTTATATTCTCTTTGCAATGTTTCTTTATCTGTGCCCATCAATTCTGCTCCGGCATATCCGCTTTTAATTACTTCTAGACGATACATAAGTTCCGTTTCGCGCCGTTTTCGTTCATCTTCCGATTTTTCTACTACTGGGACTACCTCATAGTAGTCTTCACGTTCGACTATAGTAGCGTTGTTGGCGTTACACCACTGGGCTACCTCGGTGTAGTTGTTTAGTTTATCTTTATAAATCTTAGTTCCTATCATGCTTTATACCCCTCCGCTTTCCAGTAGAAACCTTGTCGATTATTCCTTACTAATATGACGCTAAAGTTTGTTGTGGTAGGAGTTTTATACACATCAGCTCCACCTGTTGTGTCTTGTTTTGTCACATCAGTAAGTGTCATGATAGGTGGATTTTTAAACGGTTTATGATAAGATACTGTGACAATGGAAGGTGTACCACTAATAGGGCAGTATCCTCCTTCTTCTAACCAGCCGTCACTCCATTCACGCCAGTAGGCACCGTTCGCTGGGTTGTGCCAACTGTCTACAACATGACGTACTAATTCAGGAATTTGTTCAGTAGTTGCCAGTGTTCCATTTCTTGCTGGTAGGCTTAATACATACTTCAGGGCATCATTCTTATCACGTTTGATAATACTTGCAATAATACCAGTATTGTGTTCAGGTGCACATTCAAGTCTAGCGTAACCGCCTGCTGTATTGTATAGCTTAATACCACTATAATCATCCGCCTTTACTGCTATACTTTTAGTAAACTCAGTATTACTAATATCACGCTTAGATGACAAGTCAGCACTATCCGCCTTCTTGTCAACACTATCAGCTATTGTCTTAATATCCTTGCCAATAGCCTTTAGCACGCTTACCAATGAGTCAATTAGCATCTATTACGCCCCCTTTGCGGTGTTGTAGATGGCGACTAAATCAATAGACGGGTCGCCAATGCCGATATTAGTGCAAGCCTGTAACTTTTGAGCCGCGGTCAAAGTTTGTGCGTTAGCATAATCGACTTTCTTGCCTACGGTTTCAGCCAATGCACTTGCTACGGTTTGGTCATTTCTGATGAGGTCTTGTACTTCCTTAAAGGTGTCCATGGTAGCATCGGCACCGTTCACTAGTTTATCAACGGCGACCTTGATTTTATCATCAACGCTTGCAATTGTTGCCAATGCACTTAAATCTACACTTGCGCTGATTGTATTGCCCGTTAAAGTAATACCACTGCCGGGCGTGAGTTTGTCTTGTTTGGCAGACAGCTTTACATCCACTGCTTCCTCCGTAATCGCCTTGCCTTGCACATCTACAATAGATTCTTTGAGTTCATTCATCGCCGTTACGATGTCACCCTTATTAGTCGTCTCAAGACCTGCCAGAGTGCCGATTTTGTTATCAGTTGCGCTAATCGAACTCTTCAGGGCTTTATAATCGTTGCCAAGTGCTGCCGCAAAACTTTTCAAATTTTCATTTAAAGTCGCCATATTAGTTTTCTCCTTTGCTTAATATATAGAGCGCTTTCAAGTCGGTTGTGTCATCATATGGTAATTTCTCAAGCACATTACCGTGTGTGATGCCTAACTTACCATCGGCTACATATAGTTCTTGTATAACTTCCTTACCTTCGCTAACGTCAAGAGACAGTATCTCCGGCTCGCTTACATTCACGCGAATGTCCTCGAATTTTGCAAGGTCCATCTTGCCTACCTCCTACTTTGTATCTATAGCAACCTTATAAGCATTACCGGCGTAAATATTAACCACACCTTGCAATATACGCCGTTCGTACCCGTCCTTAATCATTTGCACATCGTAATAGGCTTTTTTCGGCATTTTGTAGTCTGTATTGGCTTGTAACTTGCCGGTTACCTCGTTAGGGATATGCAAACGGATTGTATGACTATCCAACACCTCAACTTGTCCGGTAAAATCAAGCTTTTTATTTGATAAATTGTACCTACCGCCGAATCTAAACGTGCAATCGGTAATATCAAAAGGTTTATCGCCCATCGAGAATTGTATGGTTCGATAAAAGTCATCACCTTGATTAATTTCGAGGTCGTACTCCGGTACTCCGTTCTTCATGGCTTACCTCCTATTCTTCCCCTTTGCTGATAATAGGGGTTACTTTTGGGCTATTGGTCGGGGTAACCTCAATAGTTACCTCTTGCCCATAATCAATGCTATTAGCCTCCGCCTCGTCATTGGTGGAGATATTAAACATATCCCCTGTTTGCTGATTAATAAATGTAAATGCAGTTAACGCTTGCCCATTTTGTGGGTATGTGATTTTACCGTTAGTAATAAATGTACGTTTCATAATTGCCCTCCTATAAGCCTGTTGCATCAATAACTAAAAGTTGCAAAAGGTAATTGTCATTCACGTTATAAATAAATACGCCTACATCATTGTTGACATTTTCAATCAATCTAACTGAAATAGTGTTTTCGTTAGGGAAATACAGCCCCATTGTATCAATGTGATAGGGCTCATCTTGTGCAAATTCATCATCGCCGTCAAATACATAATAAAACGGCACAGAAATAGGAACCACGGCGATTCTTCTGTCATAACTTCGGATAAACGCATTATCTCTCATGTCCCTAACCTCAACAGAGATAAAGTCAATTACTTTCATATAATTCAATTGGCTCGCAAATATTTGATTTCCGTTTTCATTAAATACTTCGAGTCCGAAATTCGTTGATTTTGCTTGCAAGCCAAATTTGTAGCACTCTAAACTTTGATTTGCAATTGATTCATCACTAAGCACCGCAGGGGCGAAAAATGTACTATTGCCATTATTCCCTATATCAGCGGTGAAAACGATATCGGGTCTATTAGGCTTGAACGCATATAATTCTCTACTTGGGTTTATTGCAAATGAGTGATTAAGATTGTAATTAAATTTTTCAATCAAAGAAAACATTTGAAAAGAATCATTAATAATGACCTTGCCCGATTCATTATTTACCTCTATATAATTGCTCATGAGCCCTCCTTAATAAATACCCCAAACAACAGTACTATTGCCTTCGCCGTCACGTTTAACCAGTATATTAATTTGATTCCCCGAAACAATAGCAACAATAGTTTGTTCGCCTAAAAAGTAGTCAAATCTAGGGCAAATGCAATACGCCCATAATCTATAGCCTGCGGGCATATTTACTGTAATGGTGTCATATACTACCCCTGAATTACGCCCATGCGCACGAACAAAATTATTAATTTCATTCTGTGAGTATGTTTTAACGCCTAATACACACGTTAAATTAGTAGTCAAATCAATAACAGTATTGCCATTCTCATCAAATACTTTCAATCCTTGGGGCACTTTCTTTCTCCTTTTGCTATACACTAATAAGCCAATAACAAGCATTAAAATCAAGATTGTAATTACCATATGCCCATCCTCACTCGCAACCTGTTATTTGCGTCAAATACTTGAATTAAATTATCACTAATCTCAACACGAGCCCCACTTGTTCGGGTGCGTAACGTGCCAATAGTTGCCGTTATGGCACTTAATGACGATACATTGAGCTTATCCGCTGATACGGATTTAGCCGACAACATGCGATTTACGATAACGCCGTCGCTAAATTGAGTAGTGCCGTCAATTTGAATGTATTTGCCCGCTATTTTGATTGTTTCAGGGCTGACATTGATAGCCGATACTACATCACCTCTACCAACTTTCAAACCAATAGCTTGATTGAGTTGAGTAATCGCACTATAAGTACTATTTGCAGGACTGCCCGACAAGTTTGCAACGATTGACGTGATACTGTTCTCGGTTTGTTGTACCCTTGTTTGAATACCGTCTAAACCGTCTAATTTATCAAGTTCAGTCTTGATACTTTCGTCTAGCATTTCGTCGGTAACTTTCAAGTTTTCAATCAAACTAGCGTCGATTTTAATCTCAACCGTTACGAGTTGTTCGGTAGTTTTAGCACCTTCACCGAATAGGTCAACGTACGCCACTTTTACACCATAAACACCGCCGTCTAATGCAATAAATGCCGAGTTTGATGTAACAAAATAGACTGTATCGTCAATATAGATGTTGGCACCCTTGCAACTGCTTGGAATTGAGCCAAACGCAACTGCTACGCCGCCCAAACGCGGGGTAATCGCTGATATAACAGGCTCAACCGGCACGGGTACGTTGTACTCTAAGACAGCCGGTGCACTATATCCCTTGATAGGGTTATGAGCATACAAGTAAATAGTGCCTTGACGGTTGGTGAGTGAATCAGTGCTATAGGTTGTGTTGTTGCTTCTGCCAATTAGACCGGCATCAGTGCCAACATTCAAGTCTGACCGCAATTCATAATAGTCTACATCGGCATTTCTGACCTCTAGCCAATTAAAATAGGCACGGTCGCTAAAACTTACCCTAAACCCTTGAGGGGTGTTCGGCTTTTCTGATTTCATGACTACTTGAATCGACTTAATGACGCCCTGTGAGTAGTTGCCGTGTACGTCTTTGACCTGTACTCTAACATCATAGGTTTTACCGAGTTCGCAACCGCTGATAATAACTTGACCGTTACCGTTCCCGCCGTACTGCCATTGCCCACTTTCTCGATACCACGCTTCGGCGGTGTCAAAACTCGTGATATTGGGCGGTTTGTAGGTTGCTACAACGTCATAACTCTTTACCCCTTGCCCTAAATCATAGTATTTAGTGTATAGCGTGAGATTACTAACTTCGGGGATATAATAGGGCTTAATCGTGTATTCAAACGCCTCTACATCGGCTAAATCTTGTTCTTGACCGCCAAAAATATTCATTGAGGTACATTTGATGTAAATCGGCTTGCCGATGTCCTCGGTTCGATAAGGGGCACGGAATAACGCCTCATCAAGGCGTACGATTTCTTCGCCCGCGTTGTGAGATACGGCGGTAGTGCCATATTGCCCTCTTACTAATCCGGATAATACATAATTGCCGTTAGCCTGTAGTGTGGCGGTTTCGTACGATAAACACTCACCGTTAAGCCAACATACGGTATTCCCTCGTTCGGCGTCGATATGAGTACCACTTTTGAGTTCACCGTATGACATCTTAACCGTGCAAGTAGTGCCTGTATCAGTCAAACCGCTAACCAATGAGCCAATGCGTGCCCTGTGATTTAACGTGCCTATTTGCTTGTAGGCGGTGCCTGAATCGGATACCCATATATTACAACCGCCCCAACCGTTAGGAGCCGTTACAGCTAATAATAACTCATCGCCGGCAATATCACCCGGTGGTTGGATAACTGACAACTTGCTTATGCTTGGCGCCGGTTGATTGTAATCAACAAATGGCCGTTCATTCTCATGCACGTCGTATTTAGCCGGTGAATAGGTGCCCGGCGGTTTACCAACGGCGGTTATTTCGAGTTGCCCGTCGTTGGCTTCGTTCACCGCGGTAATAACAACAACTTGCTTGTTGAGTTGACATATCTCATCAGTTAACGTTACAAGGTCGCCCGGTTCTAATCGACAAAACGCCCAATCAAGCCTAAAAGTGTACTGATTCTTGGCATATAACTGCTTCATGGCGAGTTGTTCCGCTAAATACATCGCTCTCTTTTTGGTATACAAATAATGAGCCGTCTTAACGCTTGCCGGTCGTAGTCCGTTACGTTGTACATCGGCTACAACTTCAAACGATACGACTTCTTTCTCGTACGAGTTCGAGCGGTTAATAAACTCAACACTTGCTTGATTGTAGCACTCGCTACTGTCTTTACGAGAATATAACACGAGTTGCCCGTCGGAGCCCGGTATTAAATCGTCAATACCGAGGTCGTATTTAATCTCTTTGTCAGGGCTCCACGAGCCCACTGCCTCATCGGCAAGTGGTACGATTTTGAGTTTATTGTTGCTCCAAAATAGATAGGCGTTTGTCATCTCCGCTATATCGTTGATGATTTGTTGAGCTTTTTGGGCTGACATGCTCGGCGGGGATGAGATGAGTAAATCAGCAGCTGCACAATATCGGCGGTAGTTGTCTAGTCCGTCAATTTGTACGTCGCCCATGCCGGCTGACTTAAGCACATGAAGGATATAATCAGCAGGATTGACATCCACGCCGTCGCCGGTGCTTAAAAGTTTACCTCTAACCTCGAAATTATAATTCGGTAAACTGCCACGGTCGCCTAAATCAACGACACCGGCCATATAGGCAAGCCCTGAATAAGGGAGCGCCTTTTCGGGGTGCTTGCCTACAACATACGGCCATGGAGATTGCCCAAGGGATCCGTTAAATAGTGTTAGTTGGATGTTAGGATTCGGGTAATCAAAGACTTCCTTGTCAACCCACACCTTGCCTACACTTTGAATTGGACCCTCACATAAGGCAATAGCAGCCGCCACCGTATAAGTGTAGGTAATGTTAGTATGTTTAGAACCGCCACCCTTGCCGGCTCGTTGCGTTTGCTTATGTTCGTGTGCGGTAAAATCATCCCAATAAATGACGTTACCACTAACGCGGGTAGTACCTAAGATGTCGGGCACTACTTCGCCATACGAGGCACTATTGATTTGAAAGTCGCCCAATTTATCGGCTCTTGTGGTGGTTCCTTTGCCACCGAATAAAAAGCCCATTAGGTTTCCCCCTTTCCGTTAAATCTGTAAATATGCCGTAACCGGTGCCGGCCTTTGGCATCGTAAAATAGCACATCATCGAGTTTCGACAAAATCACGCCTTGGTCGACAAATGCATGAGCAACGACGCCCGGAGCGACTAATATAGCTCCATGACTGACGCATCGCCCGTATTGATATAATAGAAAATCGCCTATCTGTGGGCTATCCACTTCATAAGCGATTTTTCGTATGTGCTTTATAAACTTTTCCTCTGAACGGTGCAAGTGCCACTCATTCGAGTATTGCTCTATCCTTAAATCTCCATCGTGCAATAAGCCCGATTCTAAGAGTACCCCTAGAATTAAATGAGCACAGTCAACGCCACGGCCTTTTACCATAGCATAATTCATGTATGGCGTGCCTACCCATGTGAGGGCGGTTGTTGCTATTAGTTCGCCCTGTTTCATCGTATCGATTCCTTTAGTGGCACATACGGCGTCGCCCTGTTGCGATTGAAATTGTTAAATTTATCCTTGCAAGTTTGCGGCGTCTTATCACAGCCGGGATATATATAGGCCTCGTTGCCGATTTGTGGCATGGCGTCAGAGGCGGTCATATACATAATGCGATTGTTGGCACTACGCATGATTTGAGTAACTTGCCCGACTAATGCCCCGTCAAGCCATTCGATGCCGCCGGCGTCATAATACCCATTACTAAATGTAGTGTTAAATTGCACATTATGAGCGTCAATAACAGAGGTAACTCGTACCCGTTTACGGTATTTATTAATATCAACGCCACAATCGGCGTCATAAATACAGTAAGGGCACTGCGGATAGTATCGACGTATCGGATATTCAACATTGAGCTTTTGCACTGTCGATTTAACATCGAGTTGCAACGTCAAGCCGCCGCCCTTCTTAACCTCAACAACGCCCTCAAATAGGTCGATAGCGTCAATCACGCCCTTAGCGTTAAAAAATGCCCGTCTAAGTTTAAGAGTAGCCCCATCAAAACCGCCATTATGAGCCACCGCCATAATAGGCACGCCGCCGATTTTATCGTCGAGAGTACAGTTAATTGTTACAGTTAACTTGTCCACTGACACGGTTGAGCTTGTCTTGATTTGATTGCGAGTAATAATCGGACCGTTTGAGCGGTAGGTTTTACCGCCCAACTTAACATCGGTATCAGTAACCGCCCAATAATACAATACTCCACTTTTCAAAACTAACTCATAGAGGTCACAGCTTAAGAATGACTTTTCATTATTCAAATGTGCCGATAGTGTTTCGCTTACTTGTTTCATTGTACCGTCACCAACTTCATACTTTTAGACTTATAAATATTCTTATAGACTAATTCCGCAGTAAATTCATCGCCGCTTAGCCTTACCTTCCAATAATAGGTATAATCGGCGGTAATAACCGCCGTAGGGCTTATAGTCTGACTTGTAGTAATTAAGCCCTTATCGATTCGGGCAATGCTTATCGGCTTGCCGTCAGCGTATAGCGTAACGTTTTCGATGTGCTCCACCGGCTCGAGATAACCGCCAAAGTTTCGCACAGCTTGCCATTTACCTTCTGCCCCGGTGCCGAGGGTTATGCCCTTTTCTTGGTAGTCCTCAGGGTCGAGCCATAAGAACGGCTCGTGTCCGCCCTTAATGGAGGCAAAAAAGCCCATAATCTGCTTATATTGCTCCGGTGTTAAATAAGCAAATGCCGTTGTAATCGTATATTGAGGGCGTTGCCAAGTGGTGAGGGTGCGGATTTTGCCGGAGCCCGAAGTCTTGACTATCGTATTCCACTTTTGGGATTTAGTCGATTTCCATTCAAGCGATTTTATCACCGGGAATTTCTTCACTTACCACACCCCCGTTTCTGCTGTGAATTCACGATTACCATCATACAAATATTGCTTAATCACTTGACCGCCTTTTGAGCCTAGCCAAGAGGTAAAGGATTCAGCATCCATAGTTGTGATATTCAACGTAACATTACCGCCACCGTTTTCACTTCTAGCGATGCCGTCGCCGATTTGATCGAATACATTTTCGGAGAGTGGTAAAACCGCCTCCGGATATTTACCCTCCGCGATGCGTGCATAGGTTTCGCCATATGCAAGGCCGCCCTCTGCTAATCCTGTCAAATTACCGCCAAGATTAGGCTTAAACGTGTGCAATCCGGATGTCATGCTCCCGCCCCCAAACAAACCACCTCCGGCCGCACTTAGTGCCGCCGTTTGAGCTTGCCCGGCCGCGGTTGCTGTACTCCATGCGGTCATACCCATAGTCGCACTAGCCCCGAATGTGGCCATCGAAACTTGTTGAGCTAATTGTGTCCATGGCCCGAGTTGAGCATTAGCCGCCTCTACACTTGCCGCCGTTTGTTGCGATTGTAACATCTTCCCGAATATCATTTGTTTAAGCTGCGCCGCTATCCATTGAGCCGCCATATCGGCCAAGGTCTTAACGACGGCCTTGCCCATGTTTTCAAACATCGTCATGACGCCCTTAGTGCCTTGTAATACACTAGATAGCCCTTCGGCCATACTATCAATGCCGGCGTTTGTTGCGTTAAACATAGCCTCTTGAGCGTTCCAATGTGATTCCATGACTGCGTTCCGGTATTCCTCCATCATTTCCTTCTTGAGGTCGTAATTAGCCTTAGTGGCAACATACTCATCAGTGAGTGCCTGTTGCAACGCCTCGAAGTTTTGCGTTCGCATAGCCTCATTAATCGCCCATTCTTCCTCGGATTGAGTTCGCATCAATTCCGCCCGTTTATTGGCGTATTCTTCATCGGCGGCGTATTTTAAAGCATTGATTTGCTCGGTAAACTTCAACTCGTTATTTTTTGTAAGTTCAAACGCCACACCTTGAGCCTTAAGACTTGCTATATAGGTTTCTTGGTCGCGTTTCGTCATGGCCGCATAATCATCAGAATACCCTTGCCATTTATCCTTGATTTCGTTAATGGTCGATTCGTAATCATTAGCGAGTTTAGTCAGCGGAGATTCGGCACCGGTTGAGTCCTTAGTCTGCAATCCGATATTAAATTCTCTAGACATATCACGAATTGAGTTTTGAATTTCTCGGGCTCGTTTTGCCTCTTCATATAAAGCCTGTTCGCGTTTTTTCGCGTACATTTCCATGAGCCGCGTTTTATCTTCTTCATAATTCGCATTATTCGCCTTTGATTTGTCAAGTTCTTCGAGTTCTTTAGCAAGCCATCTGTCCACAAGGTCGGATTGTTTGCCGAACATATCAAACCAACTATCGAGAATAGCTTCGTGAGTACGTTTCGCTTCTTCCAATGCTTGATTTTCGCGGGATTTACCGCCGCCACCTTTGCCGCCTTTAGCCCTGCCTTCGGGCATATCGGCACCGCCGCCACCGCCATAATTAAGCTCGCCCACATCGGCACTTATATTGCCAATGTCAAAGACCTTGCTAGCGACTTCCTTGGTAGTATTCGAGAATTCCTGTACACTTTCAGGGGCAATTTGCTCAAATTCTTGCACACTCTCAAAACTTTTGCCGAGTTTGCTAGCGATTGTGCTGCCTACCTTGTTAAACGCTTGAATCAAGCCGTTTAAGAGGTCGATAATCTTGTTGACAGCCCATGCTGATGTGTGTAATATGCTATCCCAAACGTTTGAGAGTGTTTGTTTAAGCCCATTACTAGCGACTTCCGCCACCCCGAAGGCACTAGCAAGAACCATAAGCCCCGATACAACTAATCCGATTGGGTTTGCCCTCATTACGGCGTTTACAACAGTTTGAGCTCCCGCAAACCCTAACATCACTACACGCCCGGCAATGTACCCGGCTCTAAGAATTGCAGTCCCGGCTGCTGTTGCCGCTGTGATTGTCCGCGTGTACGCCATTTCTGACCGTAACAATGCCATGACAAATGTATATCCTCTTACTATCGCAGTAATACCAAGCAAAACAGCCCTATATGCACCTGTAACCGCCGCCAAGCCCTTAGTAATAACTTGTTGCGTTGTCATCGTTCCGCCCAATGCCGCTATAGCCACCCTAGTCGCAACTATATACGATGTAACGCCTGCAAATACAGCGATAGCAGGTGCACCCAACGCGGCAATAATACTGCCCGTTGATTTAACAGCGGTACCCAATCGGCTTACAGCATTACTGCCAGCCGTAACGGCTCCTTGAACCGCTGATATGCCGATTTGAGCCGCCACGCCTAAGCCTTTGAGCCCTGTTTCGACACCGGCAAGCACTGCCTTAAATTCCTCTGTGCCGGTTGTATCCTTCATCATATCCATAACCGGCTGAAATGCGACAATCGCACTATTGGCGAGCTGATTGCCGACTTCTTCAAAAGTCATAGGCAATTCGTCAAATTTAGCATTTGTCTGCTCTACTGAATTAAATAATGCACTTTTGATAACGTCTGCTGTAATTAACCCCTCAGATGACATTTCTCGCAATTTACCAACCGATACGCCCATTTCTTGGGCAATGGCTTGAGCGAGCATAGGGGCGTTTTCCATAATCGAGCGGAATTCGTCGCCTTGCAACCGCCCCGCCGCCATGGCTTGGGTTAATTGGTACATCGCCGCTGATTGCTCTTGAATTGACGCACCGCCTATCTTAAATTGCTTATTCATCTGCTCAACAAATACAATCGCCTCGTCATTGCTACTAAATGCATCCTTAGCGAGCATATTGAGCTTACCTACGCTATCAGCCATATCTAAATATGAGCCTCTAGCCCGTTCGGCGGATGCGTAAATCTTATCCATGAGCTCGTTGGTTGTTTGCGAGCCGTCATTGATTAAGTTGATACGTGATTTAGTTAATGCGAGCCTGTCGCTCAATCCTGTGGCCTTGGCGGCAACATCTGCAATAGCGGTGCCAATCATACCAACGCCAACCGCCGCACCGGCCATAGAGGCCACGCCAAACGCCTTAGATACAATGCCTTGCATTTTGCCGCCTAAAACTTGCTCAGCCTTCTTACCGACTCTATCAATCGCCTGTTCGGCACTAGTTGAATTACCTGTAATTAGCACCCGAATATTTGTATCAGCCATCGCTTACCACCTCCTCGGCCTCTTTCCATTCCCTCTTAAATGCAATATCTTGCTTAATCTTCTCTACCTTAGTCGGTGGATGTAATGACCTCATAAGGTCTTTTACATCGATGCCCTTCTTGAGATGCACATTAGCAAGTATCGTTGTTAAGAATGCAGCTTTTTGATCGCGATACTTTTCTCTATCATTAAAACCGCGTTCTAATTTTTCTAATTCCATAACATCAAGCCTCTCAAACTCCCACGGCTTGAGTTGTAGCACACTGTAGGCCACCCGTTCTTTTATGGATTTCCATTTTAAAAAAGAGGGGGCTTGTTGCCCCCTATCTAGTTTTTTGCGGATTCTTCGGCCTCTAATTCATCCTTTTCGTCGTCGGTAAGTTCTTCGGGGAACATTCCATAATATGCTTGTTTACCGGCTACACCGCTTGCAATTAAGGCCTTTTGGACAGGGGCAATCAATTCGCCAATAGATAAGTCTTTACTGTCCATCAATTCTTGAATCTTGTTAATATAAAATTGTGGTTTGCGACGCCCTTCATGACGGAGGCCGATTTCATAGGCGATAAATAAATCATCTAAAAAGAACCCCTCAATAAATAGGCGTTGAATTGGTCGCCCGATGGCCTTTTCAAATTCAGCTAATCGCATAATGTTAAAATACAGTTCTTCACCTTCGCCGAACCAATCGCATTTGATTTTTTTCATACTTAAAACCTCCTAAAAAAGAGGCTGACCGACATTATAGCCGGTCAGCATTATATACATTTACGGTTTTTTGAGTTCAGACAAAGGACCCACGCCGTTAAGCGTGCCCTTGTAGGTTGCCACGTCGTCATGTGGCGCACCGATAGACAATTCTGTACAAGACGCCCAACCGGTATAGTAAGACTTGTTAGGGTATTCAAATTTGATGTGTACCCGTTGCCCCGCACGCCAAGCCTCGTCAAGCGCTTCCAACCCTTCGTCATTTACCATGAGCAAGGTCTCAAGGTCAATGCTCCATTCTTTGAGACCCGGTAACGTGCTCTTCCAGCCGTCATCACCCTTATGAGATGCGTCAATGCTGTCAGATTTACGGCTTAAGTCGCCACTGCGCTGACCCCCTAACAAGGTCCATTCAGCGCCGGTTGTTTCGTCGGTGCCGGTATTAATGTAAATTAAATAATTCTTCCCAAGCGTAGCCATTACGGCTTCTGTTGCCGGTGCTAACGCTTTTTTCTTTCCAGTTGTCATAGTTCTCATTACTCCTTTCGGTTCTGTTTCCGTGGTAGTAGTTAGTTTCGTTTCAGCCATTACTTACCTCCCTGTGTTTATAAATCCGTAAGTTTAACTTAGTTTCTGACCCAAACGAAGGCCATAGACTTTCCGTTGCCCCTGCGGTAGTTCCTACTTCAATCGTTAATAATTGGACGTTATCAGCGATAAACAAGCCTTCACCCTGTAACGCCCACAATTCCTCATTAATCGCTTGAATCGCATCAAAAAAGCGACGTTCTAATTCGGCGAGTTTCGCATAACCGCTATCCAAATCGGGATTATCATCCCTCACCCATAAGGCAACCGCCATCTTGATATAGTCCTCATCCTCACTATCACGATACAAATCAAAGACTTGGCTAGATTCTGATAAATTCAAGGTTGTAGGATGTCTAAAACCATACACGATATTAACATCATCGCAACGATTCGCGAGTTCGTCGCCGATGTAATGTAGCCCTTCGTAAAATAACATTACCCTACCCCCTGTATAATTCCACTGACCTATAGCCGTTCTTGCCCGCCTTATTGCCTGTTAGGTCAGCCGGTGTGATACGATTCTCTAATTCCTTGATTCTAGCCTCATAAAACTTCAATTTCTGCCCGAAATAGTCAAGTGTGCCGGTTTTCTGCGTTGAGTTGCCCCACACGGGAGCATTAGCCCCGTATGACTTTTTGACACACACCTCACGCATAGCGTACGCCGTGATGAGTTCCATGATTATAAAACTCGGTACAATTTCTTCAAATTTAACATCAAGAGAGGCGGCGAAATATGCGAGCCACTTTTCGGCCTTTTCCATGATGTCGTCAGTGATATTCTGACCGAGTAAATCATCACTTAACCGTATAAGTTCTACCTCGTATAGTGCTTGCAATGTCGCTCACCGCCCTTTCTGTATGCTTAGCGAATATCTCATCAATGCGAGTTTTGTTGTTTTTCAAGGCGTCATATAGAAATGGGTCGCCCTTGTAGCCCGGATGCCGTACCGATTTGGCAAATATAGCGTCATTGCCTTCAAACCATCGGAGCGAACGCTTATTCACGGCAAATATATCGTGTTCCGGCGTGCCTTCATGTACAAATGGAGCATATGAGGCAATGTTTGTATCAAGGTACGCCTCACCTGTTAGCCCGTTGTCAATAAATCGAGTTTCAACCGACTTTTCAAGCTTGCCCGAATGCGAGGTGTAATCGTGATTGTCTTGGGCCTTGCCTCGTACTAAAACTGTAGCCTCTCTTACCGCCAATCTAAGCCGCTTATTAAATGCATCCCGAGTATTACTCATCCGCCTCAACTGCTTTCTTCGCTGTTCTGCGTTTAGGTTTTGGTTCTTCAACCTCTTCTGGTTTTGGTTCTTCAATAGGTTTAGCCGGTTTAGGTGGTTCTAATTCAGCAATAATAAAGCCTTGTTCAATGTACTGTGCCACCTTTTCAGATGGCACATACTGAACCTCGTTTAATCTAACTAATCTGACCATAATTAAGCTCCTGTATTAACCCATACGCCGGCTAATTTGTTGGTCGGAATCCATAAGTCATGGAATTTGCGATAATCAAGCTTCCACGCGTCCGCCTTTTGGTTGATGTCAGGTGTGAAAATACGTACTTTGTCAGTTTTGGAGATGGCGAGAGGTGCATTTTTTGCCATGATAATCCAGTTGATGCCTTTTGCTGCTTCATCCGCTTTAAATCCACCTTGTTCCTGTCCGCTAGTTTTGCCGTCAGCGAATACATACGCCGTTTTCATGCGTGCAGAAGGAACGCCTAAGATAGGGATATCATTATAAGCACGTACTTTAGTATTGATTTCACCGGCCTTGAAGTCAGTTACAGACATATAGCGCTCAATCTTATCGGCGCTATTTAAAATGTTGCGGATAGGGGTAGACATAGAAATAACAAGCGGTACATCTTCACCTACAATATCCTGAATGTTGGTAATTTCTTCATCAAGTTTTGCCAAAATGTTGGCGGCGGTCGGTGTAAAGCCCGCTGTTTCGTGTTTTGCCGTTTTAGCGAGTGCAGCAATACGAGAATAACGGTAAGCGTCAACTTCCGGAATTACCTGTAAGCGCTGAAATTCGCCCATTACATTGCCGGCACTTGCGACAAAGTTAGATTCATCAATGTCCATTGCGTCCAAATGGAACGTACGACCACGGTCTTGAGTTAATTTGTAGTCATCATAGGATAAGGTTACAGAGCCTTGATTGAACCCTTCATCACGACTATACGTTGCAAGCCCGGATGTAGTGATTTTTGGCATGCGAACCGTGTCGCCGCCGTTGTACTTAACTTGAGATGCGTTCGCTTCCATCCAACCGGATGTAGCCCCGACCAACATTTGTTTGTCGAGAGACTGTTGAAACAATTTAGCCATTTCCAATGTGTTAATTGCCATAATTTTTTACCTCTTTTCTTTAAATTCCTAATGCCTTTTCAAATTCTTGTTGTACGTCGTTACCACTCGCACCGCTTGCCCCGCCCGATTCACCGCTACCGGCGTTTTGCGTACTTTTAACCGCCCAAGGCTTGCCCTTGAGAAATTCGGCCGCGTAATCCTGAATAGTGCCGGTTGTGCCGTCATCTTTAACATAACTATATGAGCCGTCCTCGCCCACTGTTACCTTATCCGCCGCCATTTGTGCGAATAATTGCGGATCCATTGCGTTGTTTTTGGTGAACGCGTCCACAAATTGCGATTGGATGTCGGCCTTAATGCGTTTACTTTCGGCTTCTTTGCGTGCGTTTTCAGCCTCTTCTGAACGTTTCGTCAAGGCTTCAACTTGCTTTTTGAGCGTTGCCATTTCCTTGTCTGTCCCGGCCTCCGCCGTTTCAAATTCGGATAATTTCACACTTAAGCCATCACGTTCCTCGGTCAATTTAGCAAGTTTAGCCTCCGCCGCTTGCTTGCCTTCCCGATGTTCTTTTGCTTCATTGCTTAATTTTGCAACTTCTGCTTTAATCGCCGATACATATTCGCTGCCGTTTTCCAATCCTTCGAGCTTTGTGTATAACTCTGCTAATGTCATTTCTCAACCTCCGTATTTAAATGACTGTAATACATAAAACGGTCTCCACCGTTTTTACCAATAAAAAATGCCCGTGTGCTACACTGCACAGGGCATGAAAAAACCGCCTACCTAAGTAAGCGGTTAATCAATAACTTCAATTGATTGTATTTCATTTTGATATATTCCATATTCTGTATTTTTGCCATCAACCTGTAAAACAAGACAATATTGTCCGTTGTCGCTATCGTTACTACCTTCCATGTTAATTATGCGACCTTCAAGCTCTGTTCCTTCAACCCCAATAAGCCTAACTATCCGCCCCATATACTTTTCTATTTCAGATTCTTTAATCATTTTATATCATCCTTTCTCGGTATAACATGGAGCCCTCTATTAGATAAGTGTACAGTAGCATATTTTACCACCAACTCTTGGTTTGCTTTAATTAATACACCATTAGCCCTTGGCAAAAATATAGCTACTTTTTTACTCCAATCCCCTTTCAATGTCATTTGCAATTTTCCAAGATAAAGTGCCCTAATTATTTCCGACAGCTCTAGTTCACTACTATAGTAGCTTTTCCCTTCTTGATATCCATCGGAAAACTTATAATGCAACTCTTGCCTTGCTGTAAATTCCTTTTTACAAAAAGGCGACTTAATATAATCCCATATTCTTTCTTCAAACTGCTCATTTGTTTCATCTGTCAGTCGTTTAGCAAACTCTTCTATATTAATTTTACCATCTATCATATGATTTCTCAATGATTCAGGGATAATTATGCGACCTTCTAATTTTGTACCATTATAAGCCCTTGCTTTTTGAGTCCATGACACCCCTGCCTCGACTTCTCTACTACCATACACACCTAACAATTGCTCTTTCTGCCGTTGAGTAAGTGTATTAATATATTCACGTCCACCTTCTTCAATGCGTTCGCTAGGCTCATCCGGCACTTGCCATTTAAATATAGGCTTAAGCCTGCACATGCAATGAGGGTGTACCGGAATTGTCGGCGTTTTATCTTTCGGGTATATCCCTTTCCCTAAGCCGTATAGATCAGCATTAGCGTATAGGTCGCATATATCATAGTCGGGGTGTGCGGTCGATAGTTTCCATTGATACGCCACGCAATCCTCATTGTTTTGCCATTTAGCTAAAAAACCGTCAATATACGCCCTTGCTCGTTCAGTGCGTGCGATACGTTCAGCAAAATACCGAGTTCGTTCTTGTGTCGCCACATGCACCGCCTTAAACAAAGCCTCATTGTTGCGTGATTCAATCGCCTGTAGCACCTTGTTATAAGCGTATTTCATGCCTTGCGTGTTAAGCTGTCGGATATATCGTTCAACTTGACGCATGGCGTTTCTGTATTTTTGCTTATCATAATTCGGGCCATTGCTTAATTTAATGAGTTTTCGCATGAAGTCCGGTATATCTTGCTCCGGAATAATACCGCCGTAGCCATAACCGTCAAACAAAGCGAGTGCATTAGCCTTGTAATTGGCGTTCTTTAGCATTTGTTGATGCAGCACGCTAGCCACCATATCACGCACAGCCTTAGCTCCCTTAGTCGTACGATCCGATAGAGTGAGTTTATCGGGAGCCCACACCATTTCAAACACCTTACTTATTACGCTTGCCGCCAATACACCGCCATAACCTTGCTCTGCAATTCGATGCAGTGACTTTTTTACTTCGTCTTGCAAGGTTTTCATAATAGGATACTCCAAATACGCCATATCAACGGCTTGTTTTGGGGTATACCCCTTATCTAACAACTCTTTTATCCTCTTTTCAAAGGCGTCAATCATCTGATTGGTCGTCATTTAACTCACTCCCGTAGGCGGTTGACTGCTCTAAATCATTGGCGGCGGCTTGCAACTCGTTAATGATAGTATCGTAGATATCGGGGTCAATGTTTGGCATATACGATTCAAGCACTTTTTTGGCAACTTCCAAACTAAACGTCTTACTTGTAATGCCTAAATCAAATGCTTGTTGTGCCTGTGCTAAACAATCAGCCACATCGTCAATGTTAAAATCTCGCGGATATTCACAACTATAATTTACTGTTTCACCCGCCCACATTTCATAGAGGGTAATAATTGCCTTTTCCGCCTTTTCGCACTGCACGGCAAAGTTAACAAGGTTCTTGTTCGTCCGCTCAAAATCCCACTTCTTGGCAAGTCCAGACTTCGCCGATTCAACGCCAATGACGCTATTTAAACCGCTCATGCGATACATCTCACCGACTAAGTTTTTGATTTGCTCCATGAGTACCTCGGCGGGGCCCGAATCCGGCGCAATAAATTGAGGTGCGTTCGTGTCAGAGGGATATACTAACAAGTTGTTAGTGCCGATTGTTACATCGGTCATGTTAGTGCCCGCACTCTGCATAGTTAAGATGTTAAACGCTTGATTATCGCTGATTTGACTGAGCAAACTGCACAAATGGTAGATATGATAGTTAGTCTTAGCGATTGAAATAAACTCCGGCGCCGGTAAGACTCGCCGAGGGTCTGTATTTCTGCCAAACCACTGCACAATAGGCACTCGTTTGAGATTATTATTGCCGCTCCTTAATAATTGGTCGTGTTCATCTCGCACTTCCCAACTGTCAATCGTCCATTTATATTTACGCACATGATAGCCGTCATCGTCGTAGTAAACACCCTCATAACTGAAATCAATTAGCCGGCCTCGCTCATTGAAGTGCCACCCGGTTACATTCTTTGGCTCAATCGCCGTGAGAAATGGCAACGCCCTCATGTTTAAATCATCAGCCTCTGATTCGCCGAGTGTTGCCTCGTTATTCACAAGAATATATACAACGCCATATAGTTTGGCGGCGACTGCTTGCCGGCTCATGAAGTCCTGTAAGTTAGTGCCTACTCGGTCAACGTCATCAAGAAACATTTTAAATTTCGCTGTGTCGCGATAATCTCGCTTGATCTCATCATTAAATACCGGCAATACAGTGCTGTCGATAATCGGCCCGACATAGTTAAGGTAGTACGCCAATTTCTTACGCCGTGCGTAGTTCTTATTCGATTCCCTCGCATGCTTAATCAATGCCGAGCCATCGTAAAACTGCCCGTCGCCATAGTAGGCGTCATGCAATAGCTTATACATTTCATTCTTTCGATTTGTCGCCATTATGGCCTCCTTTAGTAAGTATTAATATGACCGCCCTGAATGCCGCCCATACAACAGTATTCAGCTACTCCCGTGAGTGCATCCGGTGCGTCATCGTGTTTATTTTTGCCTTCCCGTTGATACCTTGTAACAGCATCATAAAACTCCGGCCATTTATCCCGCCAATTGACAGGGAAGTAAATGTGTTCCATTACCCAAGTTGAATTTGATAATATTCGAGCCTTTTTATTCCGGCTTTGATGGAACGGATGAATTGAGCATCTGTTATTTTGATATTGATTAGCCAATATCGTAGTAATAGACCGCGCAAAACCTCGGCCACCGTTATTGCTTTCAATATCAGCCACATTTACCCTATTTTGTACAAGCATTCGAGCCATTGCCGGTTCTGTTATTTCCATGCCTTTTTTGGTATATAAGACATCCAATATATAGGCTTCTTTGTTATACACGCCGTAGCAAATACTGCATAAATAATCTTCGCCTTCGTCTGCGGTGTCGGTATAGTTCTTGATTTCAGTGAATAAACTTTGTCCGCAATCATTAACCGGCGGAGAACCGTATGTCTTGAGTGTCGTATATAGGCACCCTTTTAAGTCGATAGGTTCTTGCTGATAGTTAGCACTTGCTATATCCTCGCCCATGGCTCTTTTCTTCGCCAAGTAGCTATCATACGATAGCACTTCATCGCATAGCATGTGCCCGTCGTCTTGTAAGGCTTTCATCGTGATAATTTTAGGCTTAAATTTAGTATCATGCTTAAAATGCGATATAGCCCGTCCGGCTAAGTCATCACTCGCCCAACGGGTCATAATTAATATAATTTTGCCGTTTTCTTCTAATCGAGAAAGCATGGTGTTTGTAAACCATTCCCAATGTTGCTCTTTGACATTTGCGTTATAGGCTTCTTCGGCGTTTTTAATAATGTCATCGACTATCATCAGCGAGCAGCCGAAACCGGTAGCAGTACCGCCCGGCGACGTCGCTAGATATGAGTTAAATTGTCCGGCTAACGACCATAAACTCATGGTGCTATCGCCGCGTTTTATCGCCCTACCGGGGAATATATCACGATATACAACAATATCCTCATCGGCTTTTTGCTCTTGAATTGCATTTCTGACATTCTTAGCAAACATCGTCGATAGTGTTTCGTTATATGAGCCCGTCATGATCTTTTGCGTCGGGTCATTTCCTAAAATCCACTGTACAAATAATTGAGCCGTTCTACTCTTACCGTGCCGCGGTGGCATATTCATGATTAGTACGTTATGCTCGTTACTATCGAAAAATGATTGTAATTCATTGCATAGCGTTACTAGGTACTCTCTATCAAGCCGATAAAAGTCGTCTGCCATCAGGTGGCAATAATAAAAAAACTCGCGTCTAGCGAGCTCTAATTTTGCCTGTTTAATAATGACGTTCTTATTCATTTTGAATCAACTTCTTGATATCGGCTGCACTAACACCGTCAAATGGATTGTTGAGATGTCCGCTCATTCCAATATCACGTTTATCACGCCATAAGCCAGGGCGTCGGTTTTTAAGCCAAAAGATTTGAGCTGTTACATCCGGTATTACTTGCTTGGTAATTTTCCTTGTTTTCCAACCGTCATTTGTGTGCTCCTCCATGTATTCTTCGTACTCATAACCAAGTGCCCGTTTCAAAAGTGCGTTCTCGACTTCTATATCTATTACAGCCTTACCCCTTTTTAGGGCGTCGGATATGTCGGTATACTTCTTCTTCCAGTTATACAGCGTATCTCGATTAATCCCGATATTTGTAGCAATTTGCTCATCTGTTAAACCGTCACGAGCCCAAGCCTGTAACAGCAATAGCTTATCAGGCTCAAGCCATTCTTGATATTTACCTTTTGCCATTACAAGCCTCCTTTCAAGTAGTTTCAAGTAGTTTTAAGTAGATTGTAAGTAATACAAAAAAGCACCCTTTCGGATGCCTTTCTGTCTTGTGGTATTGTATTTGCTTAGGAGCTAAAAGCCCCGGCGGTTTTTCGCGAGTCCGCCTGCGGGCTTTTGTACATCTATATTATACTATAGTTCGCTTGTAAACTTCTGTAAACTTTTGTAAACCATTTTTCAAAATCTTATCAAATTCTTCTAGTGCCTGCGGTCTTAACTCCTCATATAACCACTGTCTAGACAATTCAAGCTTATCGGCGATATATTCCCAACTCTTACCGTTGATATATCGCAAATGTAATAGCATCTTAAGGCGTGCCGGTCTAACTTGTTCAATCATCGACTCAACGGCGTCAATATAAGCCTCTCTTGCTCGGCGTTTTGTCTCTAATTCTTCTAGTCGCTCTTCAAATTCTGCCACTTGATCCGATAAATCTTTTACCCCGCCACTCTGAATTGGCTCTTTGCCATAATCAACCGCCTTTATCGAGAATAATTTGAGCCACAATTCCTCAATAACACATTCAAGGTGTTTGAGTTCGTCTTTTACCGTTTTGACGTGTTCTAGTGCTTCCAATCCTGTCATTTACCCTCCTAGTCGTATCGCCTTTTACTCGTATCATCCATAAGGCTGATTCTATTCAGCAGCCTAAACCCACCGAGTTTGCAAGTGAGTTTTATAATCTTGATAACAATCTCTAGCCTATTCTCTTCGTTACATATCCGCTTAACTGCCTCATCGCCTGTAGGGTCATTATACGCTCTAGTCATTTAACTCCTCCGCTATTTTCTTTCTAGTTTGCCTAATTGCCCACGCAAACTTTATGGCGTGCCATAATTCTCGCCACCCCTTTGCATTATTTATCGCCTTTTTTATCGCACGTCTTACATGTGCCCGCAACGCTTCCATAAGAAACAGCTCCGCTTCTAATTTCGTCTTCACGTGTTGCTCAAGTTTTTCGGCTTGGTGTTTTAACTTGTAAAACTCTACTATAAAATCATCACAATATACGCAATATCTGCCTTTAGTCTTTTCACTCAAATCCTCCGACAAGTCGTCTAATTTAACAAGCTCACCACGCAACCCGTTTACAGTTTTAATAATTTCCGCCAAACTCTTAGAGGCTATTTCTAAGTATTTTAGCCGAGTTCGTTCATCCATGTTAAGCCTTTGCCCTTTCTGCCACACTATCGACTAGATTAGCAGTTACTAATGCCCTAGCCATTGCCGGCACTACGCTATTACCAATTCTCTTAACTTGCTCCTTGATTGAATATTTCTTTCCCCGATAGTCAAACTCTAGTTTGTAATCATCGGGGAACCCTTGAGCCCTTGCGAGTTCCCGAGGCGTTAGCATTCTAAGCCCTATATCGATGATGTTGTAATTCTCCTCCTTGACTACAACAAGCCCGAAATGGTTGGCACCGGTTACGGTGTGGAGCGGATCGAATAGGCTTTGCCCAACTTCCCAACCGTAATATTTAGTAAGGAACGCCTTTACTTGTTCGCTCGTGGCCGTTTTGCTTAATTTAGCGGCCACTAAGCCATATCGAGGGGAGCCGTCAATGGTAAATAAAGGCTCTTGAATAGACTGCCCCCGGTGCTCTCTTGGGTTCGTTTCCGTGTGATACTGAATAATAGTCGGGGCTATCATTTCATCGTCAACCGCAACTATGAAGGGGTTCGGGTTATTTATAATAAATTTGTCTACTCCCTTCCAAATTCGCCTCATTGTGTTCTCGGCGAGTGGTTTATTGCGTCCAAATATCGATTTACAAGGAACACCCCAATCGATGCACTCGGCTGCTGTCCGGTACGGTTTCAAGCCTCGCCCGTGGGTAGGTTTAGGCCATACGATTGGTAAGCCATCACATCGAGCAATCAAGAAAAACCGTTTCCGTTTCGTCGGGGCGCCGTAATCGCAAGCCGTCATTTCCTTGTATTCGACTTCATAGCCGAGCCCGTTGAGGGCTTTAATAAAACTCTTGAACGTCATGCCGGCCTTGCCTTTGATTGGTTTGCCTTCTTCGTCTAGCGGACCCCATGATTGGAATTCTTCGACATTTTCCAACATAATCACACGGGGTTTCACAAGCATAGCCCAGCGAATCGCCACCCATGCAAGCCCTCGAATATTCTTGTCCAAAGGCTTCCCGCCTTTCGCCTTACTAAAATGCTTGCAGTCCGGCGAGAACCACGCAAGGGCAACCTTACGCCCTTGACATGCCTCACGAGGGTCAACTTCCCATATATCCTCGGTGTAGTGCTTAGTTGTCGGGTGGTTAGCTGCGTGCATGGCAATCGCCGCCGCATCGTGATTGATAGCAATGTCAACCTCTACGCCAGTCGCTTGATATATCCCAAGGCTTGCACCGCCGCCACCGGCGAAGCTATCTACAATCAACTCGTTCCCGTACATTTAACGCCTCCAATAGTCCATAATTAATATAGTGATTAGCACTAAGGCGAATACTACAACCTCTAGCGTTCCGGGCGTGAAATTAATCTCCATAATTTCACCCCTCCCACGATACCGACAAAATATAATACTTGCCTTTATAATTCGGACTTACCGCCACTTCAAACCCTTTTAATTTTAGCCGGTCGGCCATTTTGTCCATGAAGTCCTCCCCTATCTCATGAGGTATTATCGTTTGTAATAACCATTGTCCACTTGTTGCCCGGCTTCGCATCCGGCGCAAGATATAGCGCCACGTCCGTAGCTTTTCGCATTGACGTCTAAGCCGTTTCATGTTTTCACAATTTATTTTCATCGTCTACCTCCGCTAGCTTGCAAAATTTCCAATTATCATATTTAACAATACTTTGAATACTTTTAACCGTATAACTTGTCTTACCGTCGATATAACAAATAAATGGATAATCCGATTCGGCGCTATATTTGTAAAAGTGCCGATATTCCCATGGCTCTGTTGCGTTGTTTCGCACTAGCACCGGCGTATTATCCGGCACAGTCGACCAATCAAGCGCGCCAATCTCAATAGCGATATTCAAAGGTTCTTTATCTTCCCAATTAATATTATTAAATAAATTTGATAATACGCCTAATGTCCTCACATAACCATTAGCAATCCATGCGTATTTATTTTTAACTGGCTTGCGTACAAAAGCCCGGACCCAACCATTGTGGTCTTTTGCAATAAATCTAAATCCTTCGTTGTAAAGGAATTGCATTATATCGTTTCTTAATTGACTTTTATCCATGACATAACCCCCTTATTTGATTTTCTCATCCAACTCTTTTGCTTTGTCATTCATCGTTATCGCTCCTATAATTGCTATTCAATAATTCGCTTTCCCTATACAAATTGAACCAATCATCGGCGGTCATCGTTACAAGCCACTCACGATAATTCTTACGATGAAATACTGCCGGCACTCGCCCCGATTTCTTGCTGTCTCGTTTCGCTTGTTCAATAGCCTCGTATAAGTTCAACCGCTCCACTCGCTTAACTTCGGCGTGGATGCCGGGTAGGCCGATAACATCCGCCGCCTCTCCCGTAATTCCACAATATTGAGCCGTACGCCTTACCTTGTCGAAACCTTGACCGTGGCAATACTTGGCAAATTCAAGCTCGCCCTCGGCGCCTTTGCGATTAATATTAATCATGCCCTCACCTCATCAAATAAGCTAATTTCTTTTTCCCGGAATAACTCCGGATTAATCATTTGCTCCTTGGCGGCCTCATAGAATGGCTTGTAAACTTCAAACCCGTAACTATGACGCCCTAATTCCCGGGCGGCTCGTAATGTTGTAGCGCTGCCGGCCACCGGGTCGATTACCACGTCGCCGGGGTCTGTGTAAATTTCAATTAGTTTCTTGATTACATTAACCGGTTTTTGTGTTGGGTGAATTTTCGGAATATCCTTCCCATCACGTTGCCACTCCTGCCAGTTAAATATCATTTTCCCGGTTCCGCGGATTGCCTTGCCGTTTTCATCTCGTTGGCACCCGTTACGGAATTTTGGCAACTTATCGCGATATAGCACGAGGGCATATTCAGTGGCGCCGACTATTTTCATATTCGCTTTTAGCGCCTGCCCGCTATGCTTTTTGATAAACACTATCGGTGTATAATGATTAAATCCGTGCTTTTCGGCGTATTTAATCACCATTTGCATCTGTTCAAAACTACAAAATACAATCATGCAAGGGGCTTGCCCTCGTTCTTTCGGCTCTTTCTTCAATAACCTATTGCAGAAATGAAAATATTCGGCAATATTGAAATTAAAATCCGTGTTAAAAAACGACTTGCCGGCTTTTGCACTCTCGCCGTTCTTGTTGTCGCCATCAATATACCATTGAGGGCTACTTCCGTAGGCGTTCACGCCCAAGTTATACGGAATATCAGCAATAACTAACTGTGCCCGCGGGATTCCGTATCGTTTATAATTTTGAAAGTTGTCATGAAACAACTCGCATTTGATTTTTTTATTCGCTCCCATTTAGCACCTCGTTAAAACGGTATATTTTCCTCTTGTTTTTCAAAGCTATCAAAATTAGATGCTTCACTTATCGGAGCATTCAAAGATACTCCAACAAAGTTAGCTACTACTTCAGTTACATAGCGTTTTTGCCCATCCTGCGTTTCATAAGAACGGGTATTCAAACGCCCTTCAACGAAACAACGACTTCCTTTACGCAGACTACCAACGGATTCCCCTTGTTTTCCCCAAGCTACACAATTTATGAAAGCAGTCTGTTCTTTCTGCTCATTAGAATTTGAATCAAAATATGTATTTGTCGCAGCCACTGTAAATGATGCTACAGCTCTACCTGTTTTAGTAAAGCGCACTTCAGGGTCACGAGCCAAATTTCCTAATATCTGTACTGAGTTCATAATTTTCTCCATTCTTCTTTTCGCAAACTATCACCAAGCAATGTTATGATTTGATTTGTGCTACGGATTCTATCAATTACCCGTTGATCATATCGCGCCGCTAACTCTTTAATTGGTAAATTAGTTGTAATAATTATCGATTTTGACCGCTGATGCCGTTCGGCGATGATTGACATAATACGCTTAAGCATCCAGCTCTCTTCCTTATTTTTGCCGATATATTCGCCGCCCAAATCATCTAAGACCAATAACGGACAATTTTGAATGCGTTGCTCAAATTCATATCGCTCTTCTTGATCTCTAAAACTCATCAATTTATCGAGAAGCGAAATCATAGAGATAAAATAGGGACTTTTTTTATGCTTAATAGCTTCTTTCATAATGGCAATCGCAGCCGTAGTCTTTCCGGTTCCAACAGGACCTTTAATAATAAGCCCTAATCCTTGATTAAGGTTTTCTACAATATTTCTTGCATATTCTTTGATAATTTCAAATGCATTTGCATTTTCAGCAGCTATATCCATAGTTTCCAACTCAACATGTTGAAATCGTTTATATATGCCGTAATACTCCCAATTTATCGGCTTAGAAATGGTCGGGGTCGTTTGTCCAGTCAACCGCTCCCGTTCCATTGCCACTTGATGATACTGCTCGCACATCTTTTTTAAATTGTGCGTGACTTTGCTTACATGTTCCACTTGCTTCCAACTCCCATGGTTTTTCTGACAAATTATATTGACTATTCCATCGTTTCAATATGGCTCTTACATAGGCCCACATTCTTTTATTACATGAAACAGCAATTTCCATAGCTGCATTACACCAAGCTATACCATACGTATTGGCATCATCAATCAATATCTCTTTAGACAATCCGGATATAGCACCGAATCCGTTTTCAATATAATTTTTAAAAAATAATTTCAAATCTTCACTAGTAGAAGTAGTAGTATATTCTTTACTTTCCTTTACTTTACTTTGTGTACTTCCTCCGGAGTTAACTTCATTTTCTCTGGAGTTAATTGAGTTTTCTCCAGAGTTAACTATTTTTTCATACGGTTTCATGGAAATGAGCAGAAATCTTGCGTCGTAACATACCTCACTTCTTTTTGATTGTTTGCAAGTATTAAAGTACTGCTCTTGAATCGCAATGGAAGTAAGTATGCCGTTGTAATCTCCTTTGGACCTCATCTCATCAGTACCAAATAGATTCGCCATATTCGCATCGAAGAATCCCACTTGAATCGCCTTCACGACAATCTCTCGCACAGTGCCAACTTTAAGACCAAGTTCATCAGCCAGAAAAGCCAGCGTCTCATCATCCCACCGCATGTAATACCCTTTATCTTTGTAGATAGTACATAGCAGGTTGACTAGTACGGAGGCGGCAATTGCTCCGAATGCTCTAGTAAGTCTCCTTACCTTTTTATTTTCAAAGAAATCCGTATCCAAAGGAAAATACCGAATGCCCGGTTTTCGGGGTCTACTCATATAATCTCCTTTTGGATATCGGTAAGTCACTATAAAAGCAACTTACCGTATACCATACCAAATATTATTATGATTCTTCTTGTTCAGCTGCAATAATAGCGGCTTTTTCTTCATCAGTTAACTCATTGGAAGCATAGGCATCTTCAATAACCTCACCTGTTTCTGAATGAACATAGGTACCCTCTACTTCAATCGTGTCAAAGTCGGCTTCTAATCTACCGTCATTGTCTTTAATAATTCCGCCGTCTGTTTCCATTGCCATTGTTAATCCCGCTTGCATTTCGATTGATAAGATGCCATATTTACTGATTAAGCGTTTAAGTACCGTTTTAATCGCCATACTATGAAAATCTGCAATGCCCCATTTATCCGTACCCCCTTTATAGTTTTTGCTATACTTACGAGCATGCGCTTGCATGTCTTTCATATTCATAAAAATATACTTTTCAAAGCCATTAATAAGCTTAAAGTATGCCATATAACCGATAATCTCATCACCGGTACGATCACCAAATTCAAACTCACCGGTGAAACGGTTTTCGTTAACAATTTCGCCTTCATATACTTCACAAGCGTTAATCGTCTTATATTGGCCGGTTCGCATAGCGAGCTGAATATACCCCTTATACCCCATTTGAAACTGTGCTTCACCGCCATGCGGAACAATATAGGCATATCCTAAATTTTGGTTAATCGGTAAATCTAAGGCAGCCGCCATGGCGCCGGCTGCAACAATTGTCTTGGGGTCTGCTTTGGCTAACAGTTTGTTATTGTTGGCCACTGACAATAAACTGGTGATAAAGCCGGGTGATTTCTTCCCTAGTAATTCATTAAAACGTTTCTTTACATCCTCAGATGCTAACATACTGCTCAATGTAACTGGTTCTTTACTAGCTGGTTTAAGACTGTTATTTTTTAACGTGATGCCGCTCGTTGTTGCCATAATTGTATTCTCCTTTATCCCTTAATGCTGAAGCATCTTGTAGGTTCGCCTTGTACTGTGTACTCTTTTGCCAATTGCGGATAGTCTGTCTCAAAACGCTTTTTATCAAAGGTTTTTCGTCCTGCCACTTGCGTCCAATTAACAGTATACGTATCTACAAAGCCTTGTTCATTATCCCCTAGCAGACTAAATAATTGACTCTGCGCTTCTGTTTTTAACGCCTTTGCTTCTTTTTCTGCTTTATCAGCTGACTTGTATTGCTTAATAAAAATTGTTGCTGTATCCGGTAAATCAATCGTTTTGCCGTTGCTAGTCTTATGCATTTCTTTAAGTAATTTATTACACCGTTCGGAATCATCTACCGCCGGCATAATACGCTGTTCAACCATGTTCCAAAATTCTCGAGCCGTATCAATAATGGCTGTAATAACGTCTTCATTTCTTGGGATTTCCTTGTAAAAGAACTCATTACCACCGCATAAGCAAGCAATCCACCAAGAGGAATACCCTGTAACTGCCATATAGTGCTGACATTGGATATAGTATGCATCCGGTACTTGATCGCCTTCCCATTCATCACGTTTAAATGCATTTGCCGTTTTACATTCAAGACCCGCATCAATTCCTACAATATCACGGTCAATATTAGCTAATAAAAACGGATACTCTATGGATTGCAATGTGTAGTTATTGTTACGGACACTATATCCAGTGCGAACAGCAAACTCCTCAGCAACCAATGCTTCTAATTTATTCCCCCAATACATAAAGCGTGATTCTTCTTCATTAACTTCATCAGTCGTCTTTTCAAGCCAAATATCTAATGGCGATTTCCATTTACTAAGCCCCATAATTGCAGCCATATCACTGCCACCAATACCGGTTTTTCTGAATCGCAACCAATCTTCTTTTGTAGCTTTTTTTGCATCAAAAACCTTTTTGTATATCATTTATGATTCTCCTGTGTTATACTAATAATAGAAATTGTTTTGGTAGCCCTTTAACCACGGCCATGGTTGAGGGCTCTTTTTTTGCCTTTTAGAACGCCATAACGCTCATCTTTAGCCCAATTATAGGCGTGAGGTTTTGGCGGTACGTATGGCTTAATTTCAGGCGTTTCGTCCATGGTTTCAGGCTTTTGCTTAAGGCTCATGTAGTAATAGCTAACTAGCAATAACGCCATAAACGCCATACCGAGTGCGAAACTCTTAACTAATAACCCCGTTACGCTCATTTTTATCACCTCCTTCTCATTCTGCGTGTTATAATCATCTCGAAGGGAGGTGATTATCGTGATTTCAAAATTTGACGCTGAAATTTTACAGTATTTTAAAGATAATCCTACAGACATGGGGTACTTGGCTATTTTAGATGAAAAAAGTGGTAGTGCTACCACGGCAAGGATTAAGGAGCTTGCCACTTCTAATCCCCCTTTATTACGTGCAATAGATCAAATTGATGAAGTAATTGGAGGATATAATAAATTTTTAATCACCGAGCAAGGCATAGCTAAGTTAGAAGAGTTCCGTTTATTAGAGCGTGAAAAGGAAGCTCAAGCATTTCATCAAAAGCGGACTCGGCAGATTGCTTATGCCTCATTAGCCACATCTGTGCTTGCTATCTTGATTACTTTATTTAAGTAAAAACTTATAGATAGCTATTGCTACGCTCATAATGCTTATAGCAAGCGAAAGTAAAGCCAGCGCCCTTAATTCTTCATTAGCTTGCCTTTGCTTTCGCAAATTGCTAGTTAATTCTTCAATATATGTCTTTTCTTTTAAAGACTCCACTTTTCCCACACCTCCTTCTCATTCTGCGTGTTATAATCATCTCGAAGGGAGGTGATTATATGATACGTAAAAGCGATATTTTAAAAGCTTCTTTAGATTTATCAGCACAAATAGTAACAGCTAAAGCAAGTGCTGATTCCAACTCTGTTACCCCTGAAACTTTACCTGAGTATACAGAAGTTATTTACAAAAAACTCATTGAGTTAATGGATGAAGAAGACTAACCCTTAACATTAAGAGTGCAGTTGCAGCTGTACTCTTTTTGTATTTTCGCCAATCTTTTTATCCATTTTTCAATTGCGTCAGAGTTCGACGCTTTAATCGAAATTTCTACATTAATTTCAAACCTTGCGCCCCAGTTGTTATCATTACGACTTTTCTTTTCGTCCATTTTTACCCCTCCTTCCCGATTTCTTGAACAGTCCAATCACCGTTCACAAACTTAAGCAATGGCGCCCGAAATATGACATATTTGAACCGTTTGCCCTTGCCTGTCATGTCAATGGCACGACCGAATATATCAAACTTGCCACGTTGCAAGCCAATTCTTAAGGCTTGTTCGGTAATTCCTAAGATGTGAGCCCCTTCCTTGATTGTTACTTGTGTGTTCATGGTTTCACCTCCTACCACTCAACTATAAATAGCAACTCGCCGTCATTAGTGATTGCACGGCGGGCTCTAAATCCTGAGCTAACAAGTACGCCGATTGCTTCATAAGCGTCGTCAATCGTTATGCCCGCCCCTCGAATTTGTAAAGCTACTTCAGCTTCATCATCAGCTGTCGCTTTTTGAATAACCTTAGACCAATAATCATATAAGTTATTGCCTTTAAATTTCAAAATTGCATTAGCTTTAGCTAAGTAATATTCACCCAGCCCGCCTGCTTCTATTCGCATTTTCTACCTCCTACTTTTAACTTGGCATAAACTACATACCGTAATCACACCGCACTGCCTATCAAATATCTGATAGCGTTTGCGATTCGTGATAAACGTTCAAACAATTAGTGTCGATACGACTTGGAGCCCTGTATCAGCAAAAGTTAGAGCCGCAAAAAATTTAGCTTTATCAAGCCTAGAGCTTTCTTCACTACCTGAAGATTAATTATTAGGCTCTACAGATTTTGATAACTTATAGAGGTCTGGAATTGTTGGAGCATCTTTTCTAACTAAAATCCATTCCTCTATATCTTTTTCATATATGGTTCTGTTATTTTTACGGAGCAAATATCTAGCCCATTTAGCTCGCTTATCTGTAAATTTATAACCATACACTTCTTTCAACGCAATTAATACTTTATCTAATCTATCCATCCTTTCACCTCCTTTTCGTTGATATTCCTAAAATCTTAGCAACATCCTCAACGCTATATGTTCTGCATTCCATGTCATCACCTTTATTCATTAATAACAAAAGTAATCTCTAAAGCCTTACATAGTTTTTCTACGGTCTGTAAATTAGGTACTGCCCCATTCTCAATATCCAATATTGTTTTTCTACTTACACCAGCATTAATCGCCAATTGATACATTGATAATTTTTTCTTTTTTCTATTTTCTTTTACTACCTCAGCAAATTTAATAATAATTCCTCCTAACATAGCGTTTACTTGACTAAACGATATTACAAACGTTAAAATATACATGAGCCTTTGATTAGGCGTATGAAGGAGGTGGCTTCATGTTTTTGGGCCAGTTTTTGAATACGCCTTGTTCCTATCAATTTAAATAATTAATAGTTTTACTGACTATCAATGTTTTTATTGGCTAATGCGGAAAGGCGTCTCGTAAATTTTGGCTGTCCAAACAGCCCTAAGTGATGCGACTCATGAAGAAATAGTTGCTGATAACATCTATGCGTTTAAATTTAGTCGACGGAGGTCAAAAGTTTTGTCGAGAAGCTATACTTCGAAGCTCGGCACAAACTTGCTAAGTTTAAACGATGCAATGAGTTATAGGTAAAAAAGTTGGATAAAAAACTCTCGTATTATCAGTGCGAGAGTTTTTTATTTTATACCCCCCTTAACTTCACCATTTTTCGACATCATATTCTCCTACATTTATTTGGTGGCATTTACCTCACCCACTCAATAATCGTCTATTATATTAGACGATTAAAGCAAAAAAATATCTGAAACTTTACACTCTAAAGCTGTTGCAATTTTAATCAAAGTACTAGTTGTTGTAGTTGTTTCACTATCTGGAGCTTCTAAAGAAGCAATTGTTGCTCTTGAAACACCTGATTTTTCAGCCAATTTTTCTTGAGAAATTTTTCTTTTTTCTCTAAACTCTTTTACTCTATACATTGGTATTCACCCCCTTTCATTGTCTATTATAACAGACAAAAATATTTTGTCAAATATTTTAGACGAAATTATTTGAAATTTTGTCAAATATATTATACAATGTATCTAACAGGAGGTGTAAAATGTATATCGGAGAATTTATTAAGAACTATAGAGAGGTACATGGCTTATCTATGCAAGACTTCAGTAATCTTACTGGTTTGAGCAAAGCTTATATAGGAATGTTAGAAAAAATATATAATCCTAAAACCAATCAGCCTATTAGCCCCTCTATAGATAAACTAAATCAAATAGCCGTTGGTATAGGAGTCTCTTTAGATGATTTATTAAAGCAATTAGATGAACATCAACCTGTAACTGTAGGCTCTAATACAAAATCAACTTTTACTGCAAAAGACGAGCGTGATATCCAAAAACGCCTACAAAATATACTAGATGATCTTGATGATAATGCCACCTTAAATTATTATAATGGTGATGAAGAAATGGATGAGGAAACTAAAGAGTTATTACGTATCTCACTCGAATCCTCTATCCGCCTTGCAAAAAGTAGAGCAAAACAAAAATTTACACCTAATAAGTACAAGGACAAGAAGGACTGATTGCCATTGAATATTAAAGGGACCGTTGAAAAATTAATAAAAAACAACAATACTAATAATCCCTTTGAGATCTGTAAGGCATTAGATATTGTTGTAAAATTCGAGTACTTAGGCAACATTTTTGGCTACTGCGACACCCACTTTAGGATGCGATCAATACATATCAATGAAAATGTACCGGAGCACTTACAAGCATTTGTTTGTGCTCATGAACTAGGGCACGCTTTATTACATAGAAATATAAATACACCTTTTCTTAGTAAAAATACTCTATTTTCTATCGATAAGATAGAGCGACAGGCTAACACATTTGCCGTTGAATTGCTCTTACCGGACTGTCTTTTAAAAGAAAACGAGGATATTAATTTTTACTGCCTCGCTCAATGTGCCGGTATTCCAAATGGTTTAGAGTCGTTAAAATCATTATAAACTTTTATTATCATGTAATCTAAAATTACGAATCATATCGACTAACAAATTAGCGAGGTAAAGCAATGAATAATTTAACGAATGACAGACTTTCAGAATTACGTAGAACCGCTCCACCACCACATGAGCCTCAACTACTTCCATTTAATACGTTTGAAATATTGACCCCCGAACTCTTCAAACTGTCATCAACCGCTAATATGGCTTTAGGAGAGTACAAAGGATTCCTAGTCAACACCCCCAACCCCATCCTGCTATTATCCCCTATCACTACCCAAGAAGCAGTTCTATCATCTAAACTTGAAGGAACTCATGCTACTCTTGAAGATATTTTAAATCATGAAGCTGGAAACCAAACAGACATACAAGAAGATGAATTAAAAGAAATATTGAATTATCGCTCTGCATTAAAATATGCTGTAGATACGATATCCCCTTATAGTGAACTCTCTTCATCTGATAGCAAAGAACCTTTAACAATAAAAGTAATCCAAAAAATGCATGCCATTTTATTAGATAATGTAAGAGGTTCTACTAAACATCCAGGGAGATTCAAAAAACTCCAAAATTATATTGGGGGGTACGACTTCATATCTTATACTCCTGTGCCTCCACATCTTACGGAGTCTTATATGTCAAATTTGGAAAATTATATACACCACGAAGAAATAAACGCCCTAATTCAAGCGGCAATAATTCATGCACAGTTTGAAATGATTCATCCGTTTGAAGATGGTAACGGACGTATTGGTCGCCTATTAATTCCATTATTTTTCTATTACCGAGGCGTTATCCCATCCCCGATATTTTACATGAGTTCCTATTTTGAACGAAACAGGAGTGAGTATATAAATAGCTTAGCCAATATCTCAAAGAACAATGATTGGCAATCATGGTTATACTTTTTTCTTACTGGTATTATCACGGAGTCACATAACAATACTGAAAAAGCTCTAAATATCTTAGCTTTATATGAAAACTTTAAATCTATGGGAGATACAATCAAGTCATATTATTTTATTCCTATATTAGATTTTATTTTTCAACACCCCATTTTTAATAGTAAACAATTAATTGATGAAACTAAGGCTAGCAAACAGACTGTATTTAATCTTCTAAATAAGTTGGAGGAGAAGAAAATACTTATCAGCACAGAAAAATCTAAAAACAGAACCTTTATTTGCCACCAACTACTCCAGATTATTGACAATCCAGTCTAATATTTTAGCGTTAATTAGACTATAACCATCTATAGTCCAACATTCTAAAATATAATAGACTATAAAAATTTATAGTCCATTATTTCCTATAAAATTAGACTACAAAAAAATCCCCCACCTGCGCCAACAGATGAGGGACACCAATACAGCACTTAGAGCGCCATATCTACAGTAATTAAATTATAACACGCTCTAAGTCTATTAACCATACCCAAAATTAGACAAGGAGCGTGATTTTTTTATGCGTAGAGCAAACGGCACAGGGTCTATTTATAAAATGACCCACAAGCCATTAAGAAAACCCTATAGGGTAGTTATTACTGCCGGCTTTACTGATGACGGTAAAGCGATCCGCAAGACAGTAGGTACATTTAAAACCGCTAGAGAAGCACAAGAATATTTGAGCAATTATAAAGGCAATCCGACAGAGATTACTAATCGAGTAATTACCGTTGAGCAGTGTTGGCAGTGGATGCTTGACATCAAAACACGCAAAGGCGTAGGTTTAACACCATATAACACCGCCAAAAAGAAGATTGAACATTTATTTAAATTGCCTATGGCTGATGTGCGACTAGCTGACTTACAGGCTGTTATTGATGCATACGCTGATAAAAGCCGGTCGTTAATCGTACAAATTATGTGTGCATTTCACGGCTTATATGAAGCCGCCGACAAAAACGATGTGCCCGTTGTTAAAAACTATGCAAAATACATCATACTACCACCAGAACCGGAGAAAGCTGAGATACATAAGCCGTACACTATGCCGGAGATATTGGAATTATGGCAGTCCGATGATATAGTCGCCAAATGGCAACTTGTGTACATATATACAGGTATGCGCCCTAATGAATTAGTTAAAATGCGTCTTGAAGATGTGCATATTAAAGAACGTTACATGGTGGGCGGTTCTAAGACCGCCGCCGGCAAAAACAGAATTATCCCCATCGCTGAATGTATTGTCCCAATTATTACAGAGATGCACGCACAGGCTAAATTCAAAAGGCTTGATACGTTTATCCCACTCGACAAAAATGCCGATTTGATTAGAAAACGCATCAAAAAAGCATCTGGGCACTTACCACATGACGGCCGGCACACGTTTGCCACACTTGCCGATGAATATAAATTAGATTCAAATATCACTAAACGAATCCTCGGGCACAGCTTGCGAAAAGACATCACACAAAATGTATATATCCACAAAGATGCAAGTGCATTGATAGCAGCCGTCAACCTATTACCAAATTATTATGATATTAAAAAGGTTGTGCAAGAGTTGGGCAACGAAGAAAAAAGTACCCCTTTAAATGCCTAA